ACAATACCGATAGAACTTAAAACATATAACAGGCGTGCGGATGGAAGCGTAAGCCTTAGGTGTGAGTCTTTAGTCGAGGTTAGTAGTAGTGATATTGCTAGTATAGACTCATACCGAGGCAACACTGGCTTTGTGGTATTAACCGACAGTGTGGTGGGTAACGAGGTGGACTTTGACGTTGACGAGATAATAGCCAACCTGCCTGAGAACGATACGTTAGACAATCGTAAAAGCCCCTCTAGGCGGTTAAGGGACATTATGTGGGTGGTACTAAAGCAGAAGTTAGGCAAAGAGCCCAGTCGTGAGGAGTTTGCGGATTACTACAAGCGGGAGTACGAGAAGTTGGCTAGTCATTATAAATTAAAATTAGATCCAGACTTATGAAAAGCGTTGCAGAGATAAGTTATGAAAACAAAGTGCATATACAGACCTTATACCAGAGGATAAACGTTCGTGATATACCTGTTAAGGTAGTTGACGGGCGGTATATGATTGAGGAGGTGGACATACCCAGATTACTTGAAGCAGGAACGGTTGGGAGGCGTAGGATAGGCAGGCGTAAGGGTTATATTGACAGGGGTAGTAAAATGTAGTAGATTATTTAATAACTTTATAAATATACAAATGCCCCATAAAGTTAGCAAAAAAACACTCATTAAGAAGTTAGATACGGCGTGGAGCAGGGCGGTTAAAGAGCGTGCTGGTAACAAGTGTGAGGTATGTGGGAAAAGGGAGTCTCTTAATTCACATCATTATGTTTCCAGGAGTAATCGCAGGTTAAGGTGGGAAGTGGCGAACGGGATTTGTGTTTGTGCAGGTTGTCATTTATTTAAGAACGACTCTTTTCACAAGAACCCCATTTTTGGGCATTTCTGGATGGAGGACAAGCGTTGGGAGGACTTCCAGTGGTTGACTTGTCACCAGAACGAGATAGCAAAATGGACTTTGGCGGACATGGAGGAGAAGTTAAAGGAGTTGGAGTCATGAACAAGACAGAGGCTAGATTCAGTACCAGTAGTGAGGGGATAGCGGCGTACCTTTTATGGCATTCTGTGTACCCAGACAAATGGGCGGAACTGGCGGTAGGTCCTGTGCTTATGTATTATGCTAACAAGGATTATGGTGGTATTATGCTCAAGTACTGGAAGGGCTTTAGTATACCTGTGTGTGAGTTTAACGAGTGTCTAGTTGTGAGTAAGCGTATATTTACAACGGGCTTGATAGAGGGGGACTGGTTCTTTGATATGTGGGACGAGATATATGACATTAGAAGCGACTACAAGAACAGAGGCCAGTTGGTACTGTTGGATGACAAGATAGACTGTGGGGACGGTGAAAGTGGAATAATGGTATAATGGATTAGTTAACCTGTAGTTCGTACAATGGCAAAAGAAATTACAAAACAAGTAGAGGCGAGAGAGAACAAGATGTATGCTAATGGTATAGATCGTGAGTTCTTTAGGTTGTACTGTGAGGATAACGGGGAGTTAGAGAAAGCTATGAAGGACTTAATTCACCTAAGGGACACTACAGAGGACGATAGGGTGCGGGTTGATATTAATAAGTACATCATTAGTCAGTTGATAGGTAATCCTAAGCAGGCTACCGAGATAGAGGCGGGTACAGGCATTGAGATAACGGTTAAGACGGGGGTTATTGATGAAGAAGAAGATTGATTTAGAATTCAGGTACCCTGGGTTTATACTTCCAGCCCTAAAGGACACTTCCCATGTAACGGTAATACCAGCGGGTAGACAGACGGGCAAGACTTACAATACAGCCCAGTGGTTGATAGAGCAGACCTTAGAGTTAGGGGAGCAGACCTTGTGGGTGGATACAGTGCATGGCAATATAGACAAGTACGTCAAGAGGGTATTTTTACCCATACTTTCCCCAGTGATTAAGTACGTGAAGTGGAATGAGCAAAAGAAGGTGCTAGAGCTTCCTAGGGGTGGTATAGACTTTGGGTCGGCACAAAAGCCTGAGAACTTAGAGGGGTTTAACTACAAGAGGGCAGTACTTAATGAGGCAGGCCATATACTTAAAAAGGAGAGCCTTTGGTACAACACGTTGGGTGCAATGATAAAGGATAGTAAAAACCAGACCAAGGTGATTGGTACACCCAAGGGTAAGGGGTTGTTTTCTAAGTTGTATGACAAGGGTGTAGCGGGGGAAGACGGTTATGCTTCGTACAGGTACACCGTGTATGATTCACCCTTTTGGACTAAGCAACAGATAGAATACCAGAAGGCTACTACCCCAACCCCTATATTTAACCAAGAGTATTTGGCGTTGTTTGAGGACTTTGTAGGTTTGATATATCCTGACTTTGAGTTCGAAAGGCATATTAAGAGCTATCCCAAGAAAGATTTACAGGACATATTCTTTATTGGTATTGATATAGGTTGGACTAATCCAACTGCGATACTTTTAGCTAAGGAGGACACCAAGCACAACCTATGGGTGCTAGACGAGGTACAGGACGTTCAGTTGGACGCCCCAGGTATATCCAGAAACATAAGGGCGTTGCTTGTAAGGAATGGGCTTGAGAGTGACGATATAACTGCTTACATAATAGACCCAGCCAGCAGGAAAACCGAGAACACTTCCACAATGAGTATCTTTGACCAATTGGTTGAAGAGGGTTGGCCACTTGTAAAAGGTAACAATGACGTGTTAGCAGGTATTAGTAGGGTTACAAGACTGATTAAAGAGAATAAACTCTTCGTCACTAACCGTTGCGAGAAGTTAAGGGAGGAAATAAGCGAGTACAGGTGGAGAGAGGTTAAGGAGGGTAGTGACCAAGACGCTAATAGGCCATTTAAGGTAAAAGATCATAGTTTGGACAGTCTCAGGTATATATCGATGAGTAGGCCAGACTGGTTTGAGAGACCTGAGCTTGACATATATGGCAGGTTGGTAGAGGAAGAGGAAGGGGACGAGCCAGACACAATAGACTTTTTGGAAGTGGAAGAGGGTGACCTTTTAGGGGACGGGGGTGATATATATTAGTTGTGATATAATTATATATGGACGTAATGATATTGATAATTGCAGTTGTAGCGGTAGGCGGTTTAGTGGCTACTTGTATAGTCCAGTTAGTTTTAGGTAGGAAAGAGCGTGAGGGGTTGTACAAATTGATTAAGAGCGAGACTTTGGGGGATTTTATAACTGCGGTGGACAAGGACGAGAAGGAAGAGAAAGAGCCTGAGGAGGTAGAGATACCAGTTGACGAAATACCTTTTATAGAACCGAGGGAGTAACTTTAGTTAATAGAACATGGCATTAAAAGACACAGTGCGGGGTTTAATAGGCAAGCCCGAGCGTGAGAGTAAGGAGAAGTACGACGAGGTGTACTGGCTTGAGTACTTAAACACCAAGTTTGAGGAGAGTAAGAACTACCGAAGTACCCACGTTGAAAGACAGTGGTTTATTAATAACTCTTATTACAAGGGCAACCACAGTATCAGGTATAACAAGAATACGGGCAAGTTGTCCTTTGGCAGTAAAGACCCCATGGATTTTTACATTAACCAAGTGTATGCAACGTGCAGGGCGATTAGGGGGGCGGTTACTAAAACACAGCCCACTTGGGACGTGGACGCATTGCCTTATGCTACATTGGACTCTAATGCTTCTAGGATACTTGGTGAGTACCTGGCGTTTGTGTATGACAAGCTTCATGTTAAGCACTTAACTAAAAAGGCGGTGCTTTATGGTATGTTGTATGGGCAGGGTATATTCCAGTATGGTTATGACGCCGAGGCGGACAATGGGGAGGGCTTGCCTTGGTTGCAGGTACTGGATCCGTTTGACACTTACATAGACCCTTATGCCACAGGTATTGAGAATGCTAGGTATGTGATTAAGGTTGTATCAAGGCCAAAGGAAATTGTAGAAAAGAACCCGCATTATGACACTAAGGTGGTGAAGGAATTAAGTACAACCAGCAAACAGAGCGAGAGTATGTACAAGGAATTGATTAACACACGCAACAGTGAGTCTTCTACAAGTTCTGAGAACCTGCTTTTACATGAGGGTTGGTTTGTTACAGAGGACGGGATTAGAGTAATCACTGAGTGTGAGGGGAAGATTTTAAGGAATGAGATTACCGAGTTTAGGAAACTGCCGTTTGAACTGTACTTTCCTGATATATCCTTAAACGAGCTTTATGGCGAGGGTTGGGTGAAGAACCTAGTACCGCTTAACAAGGCGCTTAATTACTTGGAGAAGTCCATACTTGAGTACAATATAATCTTTTCCAAGGGTAAGTATATAACTGACTCTAATTCAGGCATTAAGATAATCAATAACCGAAACGGGCAGGTGCTAAGGCATAAGCCAGGTCACAGTGTGGCCCAAATGGACATGAAGCCCATGAGTGCAACCCCATTTAACCAGATAAACAACCTTAAGGAGTACATTCAAAACATTGGTGCAGCCCACGAGGCGTTTATGGGTAAGGCCCCAACGGGTGTTACTTCAGGGGTGGCGTTTGATACTTTGGTTGCAAATGCTTACACTAACATAATTGATTTAATAGACAATTTAGCGGACACTTTGGCACGACTTGGTGAGGACATTTTAGACCTGGCCTACGACCACCAATTGATTACTAAGCCTTTCAGAACCCAGGGGGGTGAAATGTTTGGCATTATCAGTGGGCAGGTTGGTGAAGAGAATGTCCCTAGGACTGTAAAGGACGGAAAAGATGTCATGGGTTATGATTTAGGGGGTGAGGTAATGGAAATTGTACAAATACCAAGAAACCCTGAGGTAAAGGTTAGAATAAGTAGTGGGGTGGCCCACACTAAGGAGGGTAAACGTGAGATACTAACCATGTTAAGGGGCGGTGGAGACTTGAGTAGAAAGACATTACTTGAAAATTATGACATAGACCCAGAGGAAGAAGAAGCTAGACTTGAGGAGGAAAAACT